ACTCTTGAATTACTGGCGTTGTATAAGAACTTAATTCTAAAACGTGTATATTACTCATAAACTATAAATTCATTTGTGGTGCTATTAGCAGTATATTGGTTTTTGTTTACTGAAAAACTCGAAACACTTTGATTAGTACAAAATATCCTATCCTTATAAACTACCGTAGCACCGTTAATAAATACCAAATCGTAAAAATGATTTTCTACTAAATTAAATTCAGCTTCAAACGTATCGTAATATTCCCCTTGTGTGTAAGTGTAACCAGTTATTTCAGTTGTTACGTTCGTTTGATCGTCCGTAATAGCTACATAATCAAAAACTTTATTTCGTGGTATAAACACAAAGTCTTGGTCATTTGTAGAAGTAGTTAGAATAATCATATATTATAAACGTCAAAAGTACGATTTTGTGCTTAAACAAAAAACACCTACCGAAGTAAGTGTCCTTTGAGCAAGTATATAGAAGAAAGAAATTAAGCAGTAACTATTTGTGCGTCTACTCCAGCGCCATCTTCAAACAAAGTTTTCAATTGTGCTTCAGTTGAAACATCAAGGAAATTAGCAGGCGAAACTTCCATAGCTTCAAAAGTTAAATTATATCCATTAAAATCGCCAAGGGCAGATCCCGAAGAAACGGTCCCAGCTGTCACGTCAGCGCCCTGCGTCAAGCCCATTAAAAAGAATTGGTCTGTCATTGTTCTAACAACAATTCTCGGACGTCCGTAAGCCAAAAGTTTAACGTTTTTATGCGTTGTAACGTCTTGTCTTTTTAATTGAATAGTAAGCGTTTGTTGAAAAAACGTAGTACCGTTATCGCGGCTTGAATTAATTGTAGTTTCAAAACTATTAGCACCTTTTAATTCGTATTTATACAATTGTAAAGCACCAGCAGCAATTGGAGTCCAGTCATTAATTTCATCAGTACCTGAAACATACGTAACGCTATCAGGGTTTAAGTCGTCGTAGTTAATAAAGTAAATCGATTTCAATCCTGAAACCGAATCTTTACATTGTTCTATTCGACCGTTTGTTATATCACAACTCATTTTATTTAGTTTTTAAAGTTTAACAAAAAAAAAGGTGGTGTATATTGCACCACCCTTTATTATAGTTTATGTTTTTTAGTTAGCCGAGTTAACGATTCCGTAAGTAACTAAGTCAGAAGCAAAACCGTATTTTGCATCAGCTGTAAATCTCATTACTACACGTACATTTTGCGAACCGTCGATATCTCCCATATCAATAACTTTAACTTCGTTCATATCATTCATCAAACCAGTCGCAAAGTACAAGTTTGAAGTTTGAGAAAGTAACGCAGTGTTTGAAGCAAGTCCGTTAGCTAAGAATATTTTAACACCGTCAAAATACAAGTCATTCAATACTTGGTTGTTTCCTTTGTTATCGTAACCGTTAGCTCCTACTCCTGAAGCAGCGAAGCCACCTAAAGCACGAACGTAAGCTCTATAAATGTTATTAGAAACATACAAAGTTAAATCTTCTTTACCGTACAAAGCAGCTGGCAAAGCGTCAATTATTGAACCTAATTGTGCAGTAACGTTTGTAGCGTCAACCGTAGTACCCGCAATTTCTTGAGCCGCTGGTAAAGAAGCATCAGTAGTTAATTGTGTCATGATTCCAGCGAACTGTCCAGCAGTTGCGTTAACACCTCTCCAAATAGAAGTTTCCATTCCAGCAGCAACTTTTTCAGCAGCGTGTGCGATTAAGAAATCAGCGAAAGACTTCGGCAAAACATCGAATGCAGAATATCCCATTTGAATTGCATCCCAGTCTTGTCTAAAATCACTTTTACATAATTGTAAGTTAACTTGAAAAGATTCAGGTTGTAGAATTCTTTCAGTTAACGTAACTGTAGAAGTAGGGTCAAAATCGCACGTCGCATTTTTGATGATGTCATCTGTACTGACACGCTTAATTACCTGCTTATATTTCACATTCGGCATAATAGTAATACCGCCTTTTTCCAAGGTTGGAGCGCTTAACAAAGCCGCAGCGATATATTTTCCAGCGAACTCACCAGCATACGTTGTAGTAATGCTTTGAGTAGTTGATAGGTTAATTTTTTCCATTTTTATTTAGTTTTTTATTTTATTTATACTACGGTTAAAGTAATTGCACCAGCAGAAGTACCAAGTCCGAAAACATACCAGTTTGTTCCGTCACCTACTAATTCAACGAAATCACCAATTGTATCAGCAGAAGCCGAAAACGTAATTGTGTTTTCATCAGCTCCCGGTACGTTAACGCTATTCACGATTACACCGCCTTGAATTTTGCTTGTAGCCGCTTTAATAGTCCAAGCAGTTGTTGCAAATAATGCACCTACTACAAATTTGTAAGATTGTCCAGCGCCATCAGCAACCGCAGGTAGTGTAATTTGCGCTCCAGCAGCAGCGTTTAGAATAAATACTTTACCGCTATCTTCAGCAGTCAAAGTTGTTGCACCCGTTAATGTTTCAATTACACCTACTTGACGTAAAGAATCATTTGAGATACTTGTTAATGTTGTACTCATTTTTTATTGTTTTTTAAATTATTACTTATTTAGTTTATTTAAAACTGAATCCATTATTGTGCGTGGTCTTTTAGACGCAAATTTTATAGACTCAACTTTGTTTTCGTTTTCAGGGTTAAAAGAAATTGGTTTAACTTCTTCAGATAGTTCTACCTCGTTTTCTTTAACCTCGTTCAATTTGCTTAATTCAGCTTTTAAGGTTTCGTTTTCTTTTTTCAATGCTTCAATTTCCGAAAAGAAACTTTCTTTAATTGTGCTTTCAACTACTTTTTTAGGAGCGCTTTTAGCTGTTTCCATTTCTTGTTCTTTTTTCGCTTCTTCTTCGATAGGTTCTTCAACTTCTACTTCTTCTTCTTCTTCAACCTTTTCTTTAATTTCGGAAATAATTCCTTCTTCAACAACAATCAGCATACGCCCGTCTTCCATTTCGTATTCTCCTACAGGCACGGGTATTTTTTGTTCGTCTTCCGTTACTACGAAAATTTCGTTACCAGCTTCAAACATATCAGCTTCAAGAACTGTTACGCCATCGATTAGTTTCATTTGTTCAAGTTTTACTTCCATTCCAAGTAAAGTTTTGATTTGATTGATTAGGCTATTTTTCATTTTTATTTTATTTAAGGGCGTTGTAAATTTTACTGTATTCAGCAGCTTTTTTTTCTGAATTAGATTTTAATTGTTTTAATTCGTTTGCTTTATCCGCAATACCTAAATCAATTAATTTTTTTATACTGTCGTCTAATTGTCCTGGAACATTCATTTCAAGTATAATTAGTGCTTTGCTATAAAGTTGAGCGACTTTTGCTCTTTCAGCATCAGCAATTTTTAAAGCATTTAACCCTTCATTGTACAATTTAATAGTATCTTCTACTTTAAATAATTCAATTTCGTGTTTTGCCAATTGTGTTTCTTCTTTGAATAGTTTTCCGAAAACTGTTTTTAGTGTATTCATAACTTATTAACTTTTAAAATTTTTACTTGTTCCTTTTTTATCCGTTTTGACGTACTATCGTTCGTACTCCGTTGTTATCTGTTATCGTTACATTTTGCGGCGTTACACTGGCTGTTTTACCTATTCCTTGCGCTTCTAAACTACCGTCACAACAATCTTTGTGGTATTTTCCGTCTTTACATAGGCATCCACGTTTACCACCACGGGGACTTACTTTACTTGCTGTTCTCATTTATTTATTATCTATTTGTTCTAACTTTCTTTGCGCCCACTCAATACCAGCGTCACCACCCCAAGCAAGCCACATTAAACGCCCGCAGCCATCCCCTAATTCCTTTTGTGAATTTTCTTTGTGGCGTGCAAATGAAGCCATTCGAGAAATAGTTTCTCTACTTATATTTTCACCGTTTGCAAGTTGATTGGCACGTGCTTTTCCTACGGGCGTACCGCAGTCACCCCAACCGTTTTCTTCAGCGTAGCGTAATGCTATCTTCGCGTTTTCGCTTGCCTCTTTCGGATAGTCGTTATACGTTTCTAATTTAGTATCGAGTATTTCTTTTAAGAATGCTATTATTTCGTCTTCTTCGTTTTGTTGTAAACTCATTTCATATTGATCTACAAAGTGACCTTCAATACTAAATCCTTTTACTTCGCCATCTTTTACCTTTTGCCAAATTTCATCGTTGTTTACTTTCATTGAAATCATCCACGTTCCTTTAGGTAAATTGAATCCGTATTTTGCTGATTTGTCTTGTTTCTCATCTTCAATTATCCAGCTTTCAACAACACTCATACCGTCTAACATTTTACGTTCGTGTTCTAACGTAGCGTTGTTTTGATTAGCTCTCATTAAAAATAATTCACTTGCTTTGCGTACCGTATCCTCACTAAAGTAAATGTAAAATTCTTTGTCCTTGTTTCTACGGTAAATTTGTTTATTAGGCACTAAAGCCGCACCCATTAAAATACGTTTTTCCGCATCAACTTCTTTTAGTTCAACTTCGTGCTTTTTTAACGCTATAAAATTTTCTTCAATCGCGGGACTTTCAACAACTGAAACGGCATTAATACCAGCTTCTAATTTTGTTTCGTCTATTAGTAGTTCTATTATTTCAACTTTTGCCATAACTATTAAACTTATAATGTTGCGTTTTGTACTCTATTCCTATCCAAAGCTTGTGCGCTTGTTACTTCGCCACTCACTACGTATGCTTGTGTCGGCGTTTGTTGTAATTGCGCTAATTGATTTATACCGCTTGAACCTATTGTGTTAAAATTCGCAGTCATAGGAGCAGCACCAGCGCCACCACCACCGCCAGAACTTGAAGTCGAACCGCCGCCGCCAGATGCTTTAAATTGACTCTTTGCAATCTTTGCTATATTAACGGCTGCAAAAGCACCAGCGAGTCCAGCTTGTACATACGGATAGGCTGGAAACGCAACTGTTAACGGTGATTTTTGCCCTGTTTTATACGCCTCCAATACGGCTTCATAACCAGTTATTGTAGCGCTTGAAATCTTTGCCGCTTTATCTACTTGAAACGCTAACTTTGCTTTTTTTTCGTCTTGACTTCCAAATAAATCCGCTAAATCTGAAACTAATTGTAATCCGTCTTTTGCTAATTTTAACTTGTCTTTATTTAATTGTTCAATTCTTGCTTTTTCTTCTTCGTCTCGTTGTTTTTGTACCGCTTTTTTTTCAACGTAAGCAGCCATTTCAATTTCCGCTTCTGTTTTCTTTTGGTCAATTAAAGATTGAACTGTAAAATCTTTTTGTTTTAAATTGTCGTTAAAGGATTTGTCATATAATTTTTTCCTATCAGCTTCAAAACTTTCATCTAATTGAAGTAATAATTTTTCGTAATCTTCTTTTTTTAAAACACCTTCTTTAAATTGTTTATCAGCATCCTCTTTATCACGTTTCTTTTTCTCTTTTAATATGGCATATTCTTTATCAAAGCCATCTTCCATTATACGTAATTTCTCATCTACTAATTGACGAGTAATATCTATTTGTTCTTTTGCCGCGGCTTTTTCCGTATTTACACGGTCTTGCGCTCCTTGTTGATCGCCTTGTTTTATTTGTAATTGCAGTCCATCTCTATCAGACTTCATTTGTGCTAATCCTCGTTTAGCTTCTTTTATAGTCGCATCACTATCAGCTTGTACTTTAGCTGGGTCAAAGAAAAATTTACTACCGACCTCAGAATACATTTCGTTTATTTTCGTAATTTCAGCATTTAAATTTAAAGCCGTTATTGTTCCAAACCCTAATTTTTCAGAAACTAAATTAGCAGTTTTTAAAACCATATCTATTGGGGCAACAAGTAAACGCGTACCTAAAGCAGCAAGTTCAACGCCACCCCTAATAATCATTTTTAATATGTTTTGATTTCTGGCAGCAGCTTCAATTTCTAATTTTGCCGTTTTTTCCAACCCTTCAATACGTGCTTCTTCATCTGCTATTGAAGTATTATATTTATTTAGCCTTATTTGTAAAATTTCCTTTTCACTTTTACCTTGTAAGCGTAGTGAATTTTCTTGTAACAAAGCGTTTTCGTAAATTTCTTTAGAAGCAGTTGCCTGTTTGTCTACGTCTTTATTTAGTTTCTTTTGTTCTTCAGAAACACCGCTAACAGCTTCTTTTATATCATCCCAATAAGCGACTAAAGTTCCAACGGCAACTACAAATAAACCTATACCAGTTGCAGCTAAACCGCTTTTAATTCCTTTTAAAGCATTTCCAGCAACTATTCCTAACTGCTTAAAAGAATCTCGAGCTTCCATTAAACCGTTAATACCTTGCGTTAAAGCCATTACGCTTTGTACTTTCAAGAGTGCTTCTTCTACTTTCTCACTTTCAACACCTAATAAAGCCATCCCACCAGTAAAGGCTTGAAATCCATTCATTACGCCATTTACCGCACCCTCAACCGCTTTAAATTTAGCATCAGGATTGAACGCTTCGACTAAGTCTTTTGAGAATCCTATTTGGTCTTTTAATTCAGCAGCAGCCTTTGCCGCTTTTACGGCTTGTTCTGAAGTTTCACCATATTGCGCACTTACCTTTTGAAGTTCTTGTACGGCTTCTCTATATTGCGCTTTTAGACTTTTGCTATTGTCTTGTATTTCTAATTCAATCGTTCTTTTTTCAGCCATTGTTTACGCTTTTCTTGTTTATAAATCTTTTTTAAATTACCGGTTAATTCGTGTTTTCCTTTCGCCACATCTACTATCTCACTTACGCCAAAGAAATCGTCAGCTTTTAATAGCTCTAAAATTAATTGAATCATTGTTGTAATATTTGAATTGTGTTTACTGTTGTGCTTCCATCCCCAAAAGTGTACGTTACAGTCAATGTAATAACTTGAACGCTCGAATTTTCCGTTATTAAGTTTTGAAATTCTTCAGTAATTAAAAAGTTTGAATTTTCAGCTAAAATAAATGAAGGCGTATTCGTGTTTTCAGGAATACAAACTACAATTGTTTGACTACTTGTTATTGTGCTTGGCGTAATTGTAACGCCGCCAAAAGTTGTTGTAATAGTAGCACTTACCGCACCGTTAATAAACTTAATAGGAACGTTTAAACATTGTGCGTCAAAACTTGGCACTAAAGGTCGACCACTTGTAATTGGTCGAAAGTCTAAATACAAACTAAAGTCAACTTGTCCCGTACTTAAGTTGCTTTTCATTTCGTTTATTATATAGCGTTTATCTCTTATAATAACACGATCATTTAGTTGTAAGTTAGTCAATAAGGAAATAGGTAAATTCGTCTTTACGTTGACTAATCTATTCTTTAAATTAAATAAATTAACTAAATATGGAAAATAATATTCAGCGTATAAACCTTGTTGTATTGTTTCTTCGTGAATTACTGAATTTTCAGCTCCAAAGTTTAAACTATATTTTTCGTTTTGATAGGTAAGGTCTTGACCGAATAAAGCAAATGAATCAATATCCTGGTGCGTAGTTCCATCGTAAAATCTAATAGGGTGTGAACTTAAATCATTACTTTCGCCATACAAATAAAGAAGCATCGGTTTAGGTGTGTACGCGTTGAAGCTTTCATTAAGGCAATAACCTAAAATAGCGTAGTTACTTGACGCACCTACCGAACGCGTAAATAATAAATTTTCAAAAGGAACTTCTATTACATACTCGTCGCCATCGTACGCAAATTGGTATTCCATATTTCCGTATTCGCTATTCGATATTTTAAAGAAATTACGATTAACAAAACTTTCGGATTGTTGATATTTAAACGCTATCTTTTTATACAATTTAATTCGTTCAATATCTATTGAATCAATATCGGTATATTCTGTAATATCTACAATAGCGCCTTGTGAATACCAATCTTCTAAAGGTAGTATTTCAAAAGTGTTTTCTGAAGTAGCTACGCAAGTTGCGTTAAACTCTTTTAAAACGCCTGAAAAGAAATCACCTACCTTCATATCTGGCAGCGTTGAATTAATGCTTACATTACCAGCTAAAACAGTTTGTACAGTGCTTATTTGTGCGTAATTACTTAATCCGTTTACTCCTGTTATTTGGTAATTGATTAACATATCTACATTCATAGCAACCGTTGCTTTCATTTTGAAAGTTAAAGTTGTATCTAATCCTGAAACGTTTTGAAAACTTATATTACCAAAAACTCCCGTAGTATTTCCTTCAATTGATTGATAAAAATTACCGTCTTGAAATACGTCAATATACCAAGTTCCAACTGCTGATTGATTTAATACTTGAAAACTAATAACACTAAATTGAACGTCTTGAGCAAATAATACGTTTATTTCGTCTTGGTAAATATCCGTATATGTTAAATCGCCTGGGTTTGGTAGTGTATTATCTTCAATTACCGTTGCTGTTACTTGATCAATTACTACGTCTGTACTTTCAGTTAAAAAGGTATATTCATTCGTGTTTTTACCGTATAAGAAACATTTTGTAAATCGCGGGTCTGTTAAAAATGTTCCCGTAAAAGTAACGCCGTATTTGTTTTCTATTTCGCCAAATATTTTATTTATTTTTACCGCTGGAAATAATTCATCGTATTGTATTGCGTGTGCGTTTTGTGTAATATCTTCGCTCCCGTGGTGGTAAGTCCAAACTCTATTACTTGCAATCAAAGGATACCGAACGTCGTAATCTGTTGCAATATCCGTTATTCTATTATAAATTTGAGTACCCGTATAAGCAAACTCCAGCGCGTTAAAATCTAATAAGTTCAATTTATCTTCGCCAAACAAATCTTTTAACGTTCGTATTTCACCATAAAAAGTAAGCTGGTAATTTTCAGGCATTCCGTTTTTTACATTCGCCTTTTCAATCTGAATTTTACCACGTCTAAAAGTAGTTAAATCAATTTCAATTAACGCGTTTCTTCTTATATTGTGGTCTATTGTACTATCTACATCCGTTTGGTAAAAGTGCTGAAATATTTGATTGTTAACGGTTGAAGCTGGTACGGTAAACGACTGCGAGAAATCAGTAAATACTTTTGAAATATCGTTAATATTTTGAACGCTCGAAGTAACATTAATTTGTTCGTCTTCAAATAGTTCAATCTTAAGTCCTTCAATATAAACTTGTACTTGCCTCATATTACGTTGTTTATTGCATTAAAGGCAAAGTCAAACTCTAAAGAATAGTTAATCATTTTTTGGTTTATATTCTTGAATAGCTCCGTTGACTTCGTGTTAATCTTTACCGGTAAACTGTTTATTAATATTCTTTCGCTTGTCATTAGCTGCTCCAACAAATCATTGTAGCTTTCAGTAACCCAGTCAGTGTTTACTTTTATACTACGTTTTGCCGTTGTGTTGAATACTTTGCGTTGACCTTCTAAAGTATTGTAGTTAGGAAACGTGCTTTGCATTAAATTGTATTCCGTGTTTTCAATGCTGAATGTATCGTTAGACGCTGCAAAAAACCACGTCCTTTGCCAACACCCATATTTGTTTACAAAGTCGCACAAAACGGCTGTATAGCGGCATAGCTCAAACGGTTTAAAATAACCTGTCCAAACAGTAACATCACTACCTAAAATATTTATAATTATCTCTAACTTATTTCCACCAGCGTAATAATTTTCATATACCCTCGGTACGTCTAAAATTGAATTGTTTGTTAAGTTTTGTGTGAATGTAGCAGCCGTTGCCAAGTTAGTATATTTTGCTTTGTAGCTTGTCGCAGTTTTAACCATTATATGACCAGCCCTTCTACTTGAATTTGTGCTTGGGTTTGTGCCATCGTAGTAATAAAAAAACGTCCCTTCGTCGTGTAATATGTCGTAGGTCGGCGTGTAATTATACCCTTGTTCATACCACCCAAAACCGTCATAAGCTACGTATGAATTTGTACTAAGTAGCGTGTAAGTTCCGCTGTCTAATTTGTATCTTTTCAATTGAACATTGCACCATTGCGTAGTTTGACTTGCTGGAAAAGTATTATAAATTTCTTGTCTTGTATTCCAACTGATATACTCACGAATGTAAGGTGAAATATTGTAATACGTCTTTACGTTGTTTGAAGCTGGTATTAATTTACTCAAAGTGTAAGTTGGCGAAGCTGGTGCGCTTCCAGTACCGTTCCAAATAAATACTTCTAACTTAGAACCGTCTTGTCCTGTTTCCGCTATTTCTACTATATAAGGTGAACGTGCAAAAATACTCATTTTATATTCTTTAAATTTTGGTCTAATATTTCATTTAAAAGCTGTTCGGCATCCAAACCGTACTTATCTATTAACGTGTCAGGTAAAGTTTTGTAGGCAGCTTCAAATGGCTTTGTGAAAAATAGGCTTGGTTTAATTCCAGTCATGTAAATACTTCGAGCTATTATAAATCTCAAACCTTTTCTGCTTTGAAATTGTCCTTTAACATTTCGTGGTGCTATTCCTTTACGGACCATCCAACTATCTAAGCTCCGTGTTAATCCGCCTTTTGGTCCCGTACCGCTTCCGAATTTGTACGGTGAATTAGGAGCGTTTTGTTTACCGTAGTTTTTTGAGCTTGAAGGCAACCCCGTTGGATTTGCACCTTTAACCCCTTTGTCCTGAAAGTTTCCATACGGCTCCATTTCAAAATAAACACCTATTGAATTTGGCATTTCTTTAACGTCGCCTTTTATTGAATTCGATAATTTGCCGCTGGTATCTTTACCCATCTTTTGTAAATTGGCTTTCGCTTCAGCTACTACCAAATCACGAAACTTTTCTAAGGCTTTTAATCTTTCACTCATTAACAAACAGTCATTTCATTAGGAACTAAAATATCGAAAGTCATAGTCCAACCAGCTAAATAGTTTTCAAACCTTTCAGCGAAGGCTTCTAAGGTTGGGTTACCGTCTACTTGAAAAGCATCAGTAAATAAGTCGCCACGTCGAAGCTCTTCGTACAATCTATTCAATACTGAAAGCATTGTATTAAGTACGTAAATCTCGTTGTCATTGCCATCGAATATATTTGTATCTTCGTCTTTTGATTTGTTTACAATATCCATTGCCATTAAACTCACGTTAAAACGAATTATATTACTTTCAAAAGTTGCGCTATTTACTATAATATGAACTAAAGGAAATATTGTTTGCTTTGCCAAATCGACTGCAAATATATCACCTTGAGTAACCGTGTTTACAAATGGATCGTTTTCTAAGTTGGTTTTTAACGTATCTAAAACAGTGTAATAATTAGCCATGTCTTTGTATTTTTTTTATTTCTCGTTCTTCTATTTCTCGTTTTTGTCTTTCATAAGTGAGGTAGGTAAGACACTTTCTAACTCCCAGTCGGGTAACTTCATCAAACTTTGTAACGTCTCCTTGAGAAAGCGCATAGATTGAATTGTACCATCCCCATCTTTTATTAAATTGCGTTCTTTCGCTAAAGTCATTATCTTCGGATTCTTCTTTATCTCCGTCTCCAAAGAGGTAAGCGTATGTTGAACTAAGTCGCTTCCTAAAGTCGAAAAAAAAACCGTTGCACCTAAAACAACATCCAGCGAAGCGTACTTCATAACATCACTGAATTCATCCGTCCCTTTGTACTCAAATATTTCATAACGGTCTTTTACTTTCTTTGTGATAGGTCGGTACATTACTGCCATCGCTTTGTGAAAAGTTTCTACGCTTGAAATATTACTTTCTAAATCAATGTACTCACCGAAAGTCATATCCTCCAGATTAGGAATAAAACCGAACTCCATATCTTTTATTTTAAACGTAGCTTGAAATTTAGGCTTCGCTTTGAATATTTCGTTTAAATGTAGGGTCAAGCTTTTAACGTCGCTCCATTTTACTTTTACAACGTCTTTCATTTTTAGACCACAAAATATTTCAATAGTCTTTTGACCTATAAATTCTTCGTCGTTTGACTTTTCAACTACCTTCATAAATTCTTGGTAGCTCTTTAAAGGTATTTCACTTAATGAAGTAGGTATTACAATTTCTGTTTTCATTCTATATATTAACTTTTAATTCGTGTTTTTGTAGTTTGTAAATATAATTCACACTATTTGCATACGTGAACGGGTACGAAATATTATTTATTTACCAAATATGATACTTACCGTAGTTACTATTCATTCCTAACGTTTCCATTTCGTGATAGCGCAGCGCATCAATACCATGATTGTTTGTGTCAATCGGTTTATTTAGGCGTGTGCCTTGCTTATCCGTGTCCCAGCAATACGCCCGAAGTTCTTTAATTAGGTTTGTGCTATTTGAAGTAACTAAATATTCATTACGTTGCATAACATCTATTCCGTAGTTTATTGAATCCTTGCCCTTTGTAACGCCTTTTATTGTTATTCCGTAGCGTTTTATTTCTTCAATGCTTTTAGGTTCGCTTGAATCAGCGTAAACAGGTACGTGTTTCGGTAGTGCGTTTGCAATATCACTGTTTAACATTCCCGTTTGATACTTCAATTCGTTTATTATTCGTTGCCCGTTGTAATTGTATATTTCTATTATTGCAGTTGGATCGTTGGTGTACCCAAAGTCTAATCCTATTCCGATTAAATTCGCTTCTTTAGGTAATATATCAATAGTTTTCCAATTACTAAATATAACGCCCTCAAGCATTCCTATTTCACCAAGTCCGTATACACGCCACCAGTTCGCCCAGTATGCGCTTGTTTCCGCTTTTAAACGGTTCTTTTCTATTTGTTGAACAATACTATTATCCAGGGCTTCGTTGTCTTTGTACGTGAGAATTAAGAAGTCGCTGTCTTGTTCGTCTTTTAGTTCGGTATGTACCCAGAATTCATTAGCGGGGTTAAAGTCTAAATAGATAGCTTTCTTTGTACGTATTGCAAGTTCGTTGTAACTCTCAAAGGTTACGTTGTTACATTCGTTTATATATAGAACATCACGCCTTGCACCCCGTAATTTAGAACTGTCATCAGCACTAAAAAATTCAAATGTACTTCCGTTTAAAAATTGATAGGTTAATAACGATTTGTTAAATTGATTTTCGTGCCATTTATTCATCCACTTCATTAGCTTAATAAAGTCTTTTAAAGCACCCCTACGTAAATGCGGAATACTTTCAGCAACTACGCTAACTTCAAGTCCGTGTATTGCAGAAGCACGTGCTATTAAAACAGATAATATACCGTACGTCTTGGCAGCACTTGTGCCACCCTGAATAATACGAACTCGCTTTTTAAGTTTGAGTATTTTATTCGTCGAAGTCGTCCGCAGAAACATCAGGAAATATAGGTTGTTCTAAAACTGTTTGTTCAATTTGTTGTAATGGCGCACCGTAACCACTATCCATTAGTGCTTTATATGCAGCTACATCTCCTTCACGTGCTTTTTTAATTAAAGCCAATGTCATTAAATCTTCTTGACTCATTGTTTCTTCAGCACCCGTTAAAGGGTTTTTAAGCTTTTGATTTACCTCCAGCCAGTACTTTGCTATTGTGCTTCTATTCTTTGCTCCTTTAGGTCTTCCGTTAGGGTTTCCGCTTTCGCCTTTTTCCCAACGTGGTTCTATTTGTCCTTTGCCTGCCATTGTACGTTGTAATTTCGTTGTAAATAGAGCGTCGGGGTGGTATCGCACCCCTTCTTTAATCTGGAATGATTAACGCATTACTTTTATGCTTCCGACGCTTGTTGTTTTCGTTCTTGTAAAGTTACTTTTTTTCCTTTATACATACCCGCTCCTAATTCATCTATTTTTGAAAAAGGTAAAATAGGCACGGTTATTTTGCAAGTTTTATCAATTACGTAAATATATCTTATTTGAAAGCCTTCTAATTTTTTACCTCCATTTTCTTTTATCCAATTAGTTCCACTTTTACCATTACTTTCTTTTGTTCTGTGTGCTGAACTTGTTAAACTACAAACTACTTCGCCATTTGGTAATTGGTAAGTACTTGTGTTTTTATTCACTCCTATTAAATGAAAAGCACTTGCACGGTATATAGTGCCATCACCGCATAAATTAGCGTCTGAAAAACTTAATATCCATTTTATATGCGGCGCGTTTTTTTTAATTAATTTAATTGAAATTGAAATACATCTACTTTCGGAATTTTTAGGTAGGTAATCATTGAAAGCCATTCTATTTAATTCTAACATTTCATTCCATTTCGTGTTTTCAACAAATTGAATAACATTCTTTTTTACCATTGGAGAACCATAACTTAAAACCCCGTGTAATTGTTCATCTAAAAAACAGCCAAAATGTAATATTGAATTTGGTACTACCTTACCTGAGTAATGATATTTCTTTACAAACTCATTTGCAATCTTTGCGGGTATAACCTTAACTATTATCTCCTTTGCTCTGCCCATTGCATTATAATTAAATAAAGAGCGTTTCCATTCGTGTTTTCGTTGCCCATTGTTTCGCAATATTTATACTCTTCAGTTTCTTTAATATCTGCTATTGCGTTCTTTATTTGCTCCGCTTGTTCGTCTGCTAAAGTAAAAGTCATTTGTTGAAACGGTGCTTTGTCTCCATCAGGTAAACTAAATTCAGTTCCTAATTCATCAGCGTTTAAATCAAAACCCGGTAAGTCTAATCCCCAATCGTCTAAATTTTCAACGTCCCATTCATTTGCTAAACTATCCCAGTCCCATTCTCCAAAGCCTACGTTATCTTTTATTAAAAATTCGTTTTTTTGTTCCTCAGTCCATTCGTCTGCTACTATAATTGGTATTTCGGTGTATTTTAGTTCGTTTAATGCTTTTAAGCGCATATTACCACCCAAGACAACGTATTTGTTGTCCACGTCAGTAAAAACCACTAACGGGCGTTTATTTAGCATATCAGGAAATTCTTGAATAGACTTAACTAACTTTTGAAATTTTCCGTCTTTTATTATCCTTGGGTTCTTCGGGTTGGGTTTAACCTCGCTTATCTTTACTAACTTCATTTAATTTTTCTTCGTAAGTTGTTGAACATACCGCTAAACGTTGGTCTATATCTTCGTATTCAAAAGTCATTGTATCGTCAATCATGCATCTTTGAACGAAGTCTTTTTTGCTTTCGTCTTTTCGTGGCTTAGGAATTGGCATCTTTGTACGTGTTAAATAATATTTCTAATTTATTCATTACATCACGTAGACACGAACCACAAGAAGTTGGTTGCATATTTACTTTAAATACTCTATTGTAAATTCTTAATAGTTCCTTTTGTTCGGTAGGCTTCATTGAATAACGTGTTTCAGAATACCATTCTTTTAAATATTCGTATTCGTCTTTTAGTAGGCATTCAGGTTTACGATACGGAAATAAAGCGTTTAACTTTGCTTTACGTTCGTCACAACCGCAGTCTTCACCAAGTAACCATTTAGCCACCTTTGATACTCCCGTAGCTTCTAAGACCTTTTCTACTGTGTCTCCTAATCCTTCGCTTTTAGCCGCTAATATTTCGGCTTTTGTTCGTCTTTTTCTTGTCATGTTAATATAATTTATATTTTAAAAATTGTTCTTCAGTTCCTAAAAGTATTGTGTCATCTTCTAATACTTGTAATTGAATTACGTCTATAAAATGATGCTTACTTGGATATTCAGTAAAATCTTTTGAAATCCAAAACTTAACGCCTAAATCAATTATTTGACTTGTTGTAAATTTTGAAACGTCTAACATTTTATCTAATATTTTTTCGTCTAATTTCATTTTATTAATTCGTAATCTTCATTAATTAAATCTTCGTAATCTTCTTTTACATTATCTTTTAAACGTTCCTTGCAAGTCTTAATTGTTTTCCATACGCTTTTAAAACTTATTCCCGTTACGCCTTCAATTTGTCGTGTACTCATTCCGGAAGTTCGGTAAAGGTCAAATAATAGTTGGTCGTACCAGTGCCACTGTTTAACCTCTTGGTTTATCTTTATTTCTAATCGTTTCTTTGCTTCAAGTATTTCAGGCAAGTATTCGTCTTTTAGTTGGTAGGCTTCCGTTATGCTTACTTTTGTTATTCGTGTTTTGCTTTTTTTATAATCAAAAGTCATGTTTCTTAAAACAGTCCAAACAAAGTTTTTATTCAACTTACCGTTTAAATAAAACCGTTCAACGTTATTTATTACCGCCATTTTTAAATACATCTCTTGAACTATATCTTCAGCGTAAAATTCCTCTCCAAAAGTGCCTACAATTTTAATCCAGTCTTTGTGGTGTTTACTTAGTTCTAATAAAAACTTTTCATTTACCAAATCGAAATAAATAACTGAATAACTAAAAAACTTAATAAACCTATTGTAACACGAAACATTGATTCCAATATTAATTCGTCTTTATATACCCACCTTTCAAATTTATGCGCACTTTTCCAATATACCAAAACAAGAAAAACCCTATCTAAAATAAACAGGGTTATCAAAAACGGTAGTAGTAGAATGTATCTCACTTTACAAAGTTATACTTTTTTTTTAATTATCTATCGTCGCGCATTAATTCTTGGTAGTGTAAAATTTCTTCAGCTTCATCTTCGTACTCAAAACCAAACTCTGTTGGATCTTCGTAAATTAACTCCTCTAATGTTTCACAAATTAGTTTTGAATTACGGTTGTTTAATATTCCGTGTTTTACGTAACTACCTTCGTGGTCATATAAATCATAACGGGTAATATAAACTTGTAAATCTTCTACTTCGTTTCCATCTCTTGTAAATTCTACTTCAAATTGAAACTCCATTGAGCCAAACCTACCTAAGTTAATATCAAAATATCCTTTACGGTTGTAAAAATCTACTGCTTCAATTTTCCAATTACGTGTTTTCATAGTGCTTTGTTTTAATTATTTCTTCAAAATTAATATAACTTTTTAAATAAACAATACTTTTATAAAAAAAAATGCGGAATTTTTTACGTTCCGCACCTTTGACTTTGCCGAGCCTGAGTTACATTCCTTTTTCGTTTAGGTATTTCGCTAATCGCTGGATCGTTTTACTTGTTAAAGACTTGCCGTTTAAAAACGTGTGAATATTACTTTGATGCAATTTAGCATCCAAACAAAAAGCATTCAATGATAGTTCGTGTTTTTGTAAGTACTCCCGTAACATTTTACGTGTTAACTCGTCGCTATTTGCTATTATTTTACTTGCTTTCATCTAAAAATCATTTAAAAAGTCCGATATATCATTAATTTGCGGCTTCGCTTGTTGTTCTTCAGCTGGTTTAACTGACAAGCTTAAATAGTTTTTACCGTTGTTACTTTGTTTTTTCCATGCGCTTATATAAAATTCACGTCCTAAAATTATTATTTTACCGTTCATATCGGGGTGCGTTTCTTTCGTCTTTTTGTCGTTTGTAAATAACGCTCCGCTGTTGTCTCTTTTTTCCATTTTACTTTTTATTTATTTTTACTTTTAACATTTTAATTACTAAAGAATCAGTATTTACAGTACCGCCTTCATCTGTTACAGTTAATAAGGCTTTTACTAATTGGTTTAATTCTTTTAGTTCTTTTTTTAAGTCTTGTATTTCTTGGTTTACTTCTGGGTTCATAACATTAATCTTTAAATTTTTCGCACTCGTATTCGCTTATTGTTTCATTTAATAGTTGAATTTGAGCCTTTGCACTTGTTAATTGATTTTCTAAAACTTGAACTTTACTTTCTAAAGATTCATATTTTAATTTATATTCAATCATTTTAGCCCTTGATTCTCCGTATTTATCAATAACGCTTTCAAAAAATTCTGCTAAATCTATCATATTAATTGAATTAAGTTGTTATAATATTCTCTACATTCTTCAATTCGTGTTTTAATAGCTTCGATTACTTCATCGTCTCGCTTTACTACGTGCGTTTTAACACGCTTTTCCATAGGTATATGCCCGAATGTATGTTTATCTTCTACAAACTCTCTTAAATCGGAACTTTCACTTATTAAGTTTTGTTTCCAATGTTCCCTTCTAATTTCATCTTCTACTATTTGCAAAGGTGTATCGATTAAACAATAGCATAATAAAGCCTCTTGTTTGTCAGTTAGCCACATATAACCCTGAAGTTGATAGTAATAATCTTTGTTATTTAGTTCGTTTTCTATTACCTTATCAAAAAACGTAAACGCATCCCAAGAACTTTTAACATCTATTAGTACGTCCGTGTTTACATCAGGCTTTCCTGTTGCCCAGTCATTAGAAAATTGTTCTTCATTCTTGTAAATAAAGCCTACGTCTAAAACACTTTCAGTTAATTTAATCGCTTCGGGTTCTACTTCGTTTCCTTTGTCCGTGTATCTACTCCAGAACTCTTTGTGTATTCCGTATTTTTCTTGTATTGCTAATTCTAAAATGTAGCTTTTAGTAGTTTGAGAAAGACGTTCCCCCTTTGTACGGGGGTTCGTCATTATTTTGCCGATTTGTGAACAACGTACTTTCATAATAACAAGGCTTTTTCTTGTGCTTCGCTTAATTGAAATTTCTCTTTTAACTTTTCGATAGTAATTTTACCTTCGTTAATTGCTTTTAAAGCATCGGTAAATCTTTTGTTATCCAACGTTTCTTTTTTAGGTTTTTCCTGTTCGCCTGAAGCATCTGTGTCTTTATCAGTTACTAATCCTAAAATTGAACTTAAACAGTACCTACGAAAATACGTAACGCCCGAACCGAAACTTTGAAAATCATTCATGCCTTTTAATTGTACGTATGGAATTAAAGTATTTGAATCAATCATTTCGCCGCTTTCAACGTGAAATAAAACCGTTTTAAGATAGTTTAATCCGTCTTGTGAATTAATTAGTTGTGTGAATCCTAATCCGTGTTTTTGTAGTAATGGATTTACTTCGCTAAATATTTTTGGAAGATCACTATATGAGTACCCGTACCCTTGCGTTTCTTTGTGAATTACTTTCACTTCTTGCTGGAACTCTGCCAGACTTTTTAATAAATGTTTCATAATAACTTTGTTTAATTTTCTACAAATATAATATTAATTTTTAATATAACAATAGCTTTAAAAAAAATACTTAAAATAATTTTAATTGTGCTACGTGGTTGTTTATTCGTTCAACCGCCTTTTCGTAGTATTCTAAATCTAATTCACAAGCCGTTAGTTCAAATCCATAATCATGACAAGCTATTGCTATTGAACCACTGCCTAAATGTGTATCAAGTATTTTATCGCCTTGCTTTGCGTTATTTTCTAAAAGCCATTTATATAATTCAATAGGTTTTTGAGTTGGATGTATTTTATTTTGTTCTTTATGAATAGATAAAGACCACATTTTAGCAGGTTTCTGTATAGAAGACCAAGCATATTCACACATTGCTAAACTAAAATCGTGAGGTTGTTTTTTATCCCAAATAAAGAACCCTTGTGTAATTGGTAAATCAAAATAATTACCACCCCAAATAATTTGATTTTTTGATACTCTAAATAATTCTTCAAAATATTTTTTTGTAGGTGTTTCATTATCCCAATTCTTTTTTTTATGTTTTTGTCTTACAGGATTTGAACTAATTCCAATCCCATAAGGCGGGTCAACAATTGCCAAATCAAAATAGTTATCGGGATATCGAGCCATTAATAACATATTATCTTCGTTTGTTATTTCTATTTTATCCGTTACTTTCATAAAAATTTCTTTAATCCTTGCACCGCATTCTCAATTGAATTTGCGCGTTCCTGAAGGCTTGTTATTTGTTCGAGGATAGTTTGCTTACAATCGCTTGTAAAATATCCCTGTGAGTTAGCTATTAAGGGTATTAAGCTATTTGAACGAATGTAATTAACCATTTTGCGTAAACGTACGCTCC